CAGCTAACAGCCGATGGTCGCTAACCATCACGAGACTGCAACCAACCAGGAATCCTGTCGGTTGTACAGAAGGGGGCCTACTCAACGCAAGCCAACCCCTCCCCAAACGGCTCTCTGAATCTCAAGAGATTGACACGTCATGTCTGACGCACCGGTTAGTGCGGGCAGGGGTGCTGTGCTCCTACTAGCTACGGAGTTTCCGCCGTAGTCTTCAATCGGGGCACTGACCTACGCCTTTCGGCGTAGAAACCACCTCATCTGTACTTCCGACCCCATCCATGCAAATCACCGCGAACCGTCACACCAACTTTCTTTCGGTGCCGCGGAGTCGTGCCGCCACCGGCGGTTCGCTCATATGCATATCCTGGCCAAGAGACCACTTCTCTAGAGATCCTCAAAACACTGTAAACCGAACGTTCTCAGTTCACTAAGGATCTCGTCCTCTCTTTTACTGACGTAATCTGCAGGCAGATAACGCAGTTCTTCCTCCTTCCTACGCGCGGGCACCTTCAAAGCCCTCAACTTCCCAAGATAAGAAAGTTGTTTCCAGATCTTCACAGATCTGTACGCGTAGGTCCGACGTACCCCGCCCACCGTGGGCTTGAATACGTCTCTCTTCTTGCCCCCCTCCCGACCGTGCTCCCATTGGTGAAGGAACATAGCTGTGGTTTCGTCGGGATCTAGCTGCCTCCGGACAGCTAAAAGCAATGTCGATGCCTGTGTGGGCGGCACCGGAAGACAGGTGAAGAGCCTGTTCGACATTGACCTTTCCCGCTCATGAGCAGGATAGGACTTGGGATGTAGCCCAAGCTGGGAAGGCAAGAACCCCCATTTCTTTCCGATCCGTGAGCGAATAAAAGCATTCGTCCACTCAACCGAGCCCCGAACAGCAGATGCGCCGTGCATCATACCAGGGTAATCAGAAAGAAATCCACCTCTCCTCAAGTGACGAATCTCACGCCACTTGCCCTTAGCTCCCTTCAGAAATGCTGTTGAATTGATTTCGGCGACATTTTCTGAGCGAATAGTCTTCAGATCGTTAAGCTTGTACCCGCTAGGGTATGAAGACGCTTCGAGGTAAACGTTTGCCGAGACGAGCGTGTCGTCTCCGTTTACAAGAATTGTGCCTTCTCTCCCTGCCAGCGCCCAACGCGCCGCGAGATACGAATGAAGACACAACAAAGGAAAAGAGAGGTAGCTCCCCATCATCTG